TATTGCTAAGAAACCACTTCTACTTGTACCACTTGTCCAATCTTCACCTTTACCGGCTCTTAATGTACTAGCAGCAACTTGCCCACTTGTACCAGCTAATTGCAATTCAACTGCAACCGTATCGTTCGTACCACCTTGTACAGTATTAGCAAATATTGCAGAAGTTAAATTACCATCACTACTACCAGTAACTTCTAATTTAGCATTTGGACTCGTAGTTCCTATGCCTACGTTTCCTTCCATAAGAAGTATTTTAGATGTCGCACTCGTTCTAGGAATAAGAACTAAATCGCCATTATTGCCTGAATATGCACTTGTAGACATACCGACATAACCTGCTGTTTGCGAACTAGGTGTAGATGCAACATCTCCAAACCTTAACCCAATACCATTAGCATCTGTAACTTCTAGCTTAGTTGAAGGACTCGTAGTTCCTATTCCTACATTCTCAGAACTATCAATAGTTATAGCAGTTGCATTAGACCCATCAACAATTCCGGGAGTGCTTGAGAGTTCTACTGGTATTTTTGTTGTCATGTCTTTATCCTGTTATAATTTTTTATACTAATGATGCTTCGTTAGCAGTTCGTTTTGCAGCCTTGACAGCATCTGTCCAAACTGCGTTTGCTATAGCTTGTACTTCTGTAGACTCACTAGATATGTCTGTGTCTGTGTGTGTCCATGAGTCGTCCTCATTTTTGACTGAATTCACACATGAAACTACGTGCCTGTGAAAAGACCTAGTAAGTTCTACACCATCTTCTTTGATAACTGTAGCTGTACGAACTTGTATGTTCTTACCTACTCCTACTATTTCTATTTTATCTTCTTCTATTGTTTTTGTTATTGCCATTTTTTCTCCTTGCCTAGAATCCACTAAGCATAATTTATTAAGTTGTATATGTAATTGTGAAATTTATAAAAGGTGTAACTTGTCCGTTAAGATTTGTTGCTGAAAAAGCAGCACCTACAGCACCATTTACATTGTAATAAAAAGTTATAACGTCAGAGTTGTTTCCTAACAATCCAAAAGGTCTTTGAGTTGCAGAATTAAGCATTCTGCCTAATGAACAATCTGACGTAGATACTTGCGGTCCAGTATTAGTAAATGGTAATCCTGTAATTCTTAATGCCCCAGTGCCATTTGTAGGACTTGTAATAGACAGTGACACGAATAAAGTTACTTGATTACCTATTCTTGTATAAGTTGAAGAGTCACTTTGACCTGACGTAGTGTATTGTGTGTCAGAAGTCGCAAAAGCAAGAGTTGCGTTGCCTTCTTCATAATCGTCAAGTGCGTTAGCTGCTGCTGTGTCTCCGCCAAAAGTAAGACCTCCTCCTGCAAGAATACGCATCCTTTCTGTATTAGCCGTACCAAAGGTCATAGCTCCACTAAAATGATTGAATATTCTAGATTCATCACTAGATTCTTGTGAAAGTTTTAAACCACTTGAGTCACCCATAGCATTTTTAATTATGTGCGTAGCTGCCTGAATTACGTTTCCAGAAGAATCAATACGCATTCTTTCTGAAGCTGCTGTGACAAATTTCATCGCATCAGCAGAATGGTCATAAATTAAAACACCTCTATAATTAGAATCTTGGTCACCAAAGATAATTGAACCATTAGATGTATTTCCAGAAGCTAAAGTTATACCAGTACCATTTGCACCAGTATTTTCTAAAAATATATGGTCACCTGCCGCATTAAGAGAACTTAACCCACTATCTCCACGTTTTATATGTAGTTTAGCTAAAGGTGTTGTTTCTCCTATGCCTACGTTTCCAGAGTTATCAATAATCATACGCTCAGTACCACCAGTATCAAAACGTATCTTATCTTCATCAGAGCTTTCTTCGACCTGAATCATTGTGTCACCATCAGCATCAAGTAATTGATTAGCTGTAGTGCTTGAAGTATTTGTATTTGTAATTGCTTCTACTAGCACACCTGTAGCAGGAGCAGTAGAGAATGTTAGTGTAGTTCCAGAGATTGCATAGTTTGCTTTGCTTTGATATACTCCATCAAAATAAACCTGTACGTTGTTCTCGTGTACTGGTGCAACAGATAGTGTCAATGTTGTATCACTATTGTCACCAGTCATTGTGTTGATAGTATTGTTTGAACCACCAACTGTTGTTGTGCTATGATAAACTGTTATAACTCTACCATTAGCAGGAGCTGTAGCAAAGGTTAGTGTAGTTCCTGATACTGAGTAAACATTCTGAGCTTGGAATACACCATCAACAAATACCATTAAGTTATTTTCGGTATCGGGTGCTGTGCTTAATGTAAAGGTTGTATCGCTTCCATCACCTGCAAAGATGTTGGTATCCATGTTTGTACCTGAACCACCACCTGCTATTGAACCCCACTCATCTGTGTAGCCTTCAAACTTAGCAGTCTCTGAGTTATATCTAAAGTAACCTGCTGCAGGACTTCCGGGTCTTTGTGCTGTATTACCTGTAGGCATGTGAACAGCATCTGTGTTTGCACCTAAGTCTAAAGAGACATCAGGAGATGCTTGATTAATACCTATTCTATTAGCACTTACATCTGCAAATAATAATCCACTATCTATATTAACGTCACCTGAGAATGTAGCAGTTGTAAAAGTTGTAGGTGTAATGTTGGCTGAACCATCAAAGCTTACTCCACCAATTGTTCTTGCAGTTGTTAATGTAGCCGCAGAGCCTGTTGTATTTTGGTTAAGCGTTCCTACTGTTAAGTCTATTGTACCATCAGAGTCTTCGTAGGCTACTGTTATTCCTGATTCAGTATTAGAACTAAACATAGCTCCTACTGTATCTTGTACAACTTCTGTTAGGTCTATGTTTGCTGTTCCATCAAAGCTAACACCATGTATTGTTCTAGCTGTGGCTAATGCGGTTGCTGTTGCTGCATTACCTGTAGTGTCTTGGTTTAATGTACCAATAACTAAATCTACTGTACCATCTGAGTCTTGATATGTTGCAGTAATATTTGTTTCAGTATTACTTGAGAACATAGCACCGACAGTATCTTGTACTACTTCTGATAAATCTATATTAGCTGTACCATCAAATGATACACCATGTATAGTTCTAGCAGTCTCTAAAGCTGTGGCTGTGGCTGCATTACCTGTTGTATCTGCTGAACCACTAAATGCAAAGTCTAATGTATTGTCTGAGTCTTGATAGGTTACTGTAATGTTTGTTTCTGTGTTAGAACTAACCATAGCTCCAACAGTATCACTAATTGTTTCTGCTAGTGTAACACCACCAATAGTAATTGCATCAGCTTCTAGTGTGCCATCTATGTCTGCATCACCTGATATGTCAAGTGACCCTGCATCTAACTCACCACTAATGGTTATGTTTCTACCACCACTAATGTCTTTGTTTGAATCTGTTATGATAGCTTTACTAGCTATAACAGTACCATTTGTAATACCATCTATAAGGTTTATATCTGTGGCACTTGCTGTAACACCATCAAGAATGTTTAGTTCTGCAACTGTTGAAGTAATACCATCAAGGACATTTATCTCTGCTGCTGTACTTGTAACACCATCAAGAATATTAATCTCGGCTGCAGTACTTGTTACACCATCAAGGATGTTTAGTTCTGCTGCGGTGCTTGTAACTCCATCAAGTATGTTGAGTTCTGCTGCAGTTGAAGTAACTGCTGTGCCATTAATAGATAGTGCATCTGTTTCAAGTGTACCATCTACATCTACATCACCACTTACATCTAATGAACCTGCATCAAGTTCTCCTGTAAGTGTAATGTTTCTAGCACCTGTAAAGTCTTTATTGCTATCTACTACAATAGCCTTAGAAGCTGCAACAGTTCCTGCTGTAACTCCATCAATTGTTTCTAGTTCTGCTTCACTTATATCAGCACTACCTATTACAAAACTTGTACCTGTAATAGTTGTACCTGTTATAGCTGCTGCACTTGACCCACCAATAATTGCACCATCAACTGTACCACCATTTATATCTGCTGTGTCTGCTACAAGACTATCAATGTTGGCTGTTCCATCAATATATAAGTTTCTCCATTCTTGTGAAGAACTTCCTAAGTCATATGAATCATCATCGTCAGGTATAATGTTTGAGTCTACGTCAGCTCCAAAGACTACATTGTCTGTAGCTGCATCACCCATTGTAATTGTACCACCATTAAAGGTAGTTGTTCCTGTTACTGTTAAATTACCACCTACAGCTACATTACCTGTAGTAGTTACTGAGTCTATGTAAGCATCTTTAAATCTTACACCAGTTGTTCCTAAATCTATGTCACTATCTGTAACAGGTACGATAGCTCCATCTTGAATTCTTATTTGTTCTACTGCTGCTGAAGAAACTTCTACGAAGACTCCCCATCTGTTGTTTGTATCGTCTACGACAATCTTGTTTAAAAAGTCTAAGTCACCGATAGTGTGTATGTTTCCACCCTGTCCTGCTGTACCATCGTGTCTGTGTCCTGTAGAACTAGCACTACTTGAACTGTATGCAAATGCATTTACTAATTGATTGTATTCATCATTAAATAACGCAGCAGTTATAGTATCTCCATCTGCAAACGAACTCTGTCGTGTATATGTTTGTGCCATTTATTATCTCCTGCCTGAAGGTATATAGTCTACGTAAAAACCATTTATAGTGTATGGTGGCTTTGTATCATCACTTATAATGGTAAAATTATTACTTGTTCCACTCCCTTGTAATGGAACTCTTATTAAAGGGTTATCTCCACCACCAAATACGTTTGTATTAAATAGTGCATCACCAAACTTTGAAGGAGGATTTATAACTCCTATATCAAATAAGTCTGGAGGTTGAGGTATATCTGTATTTCCGTAATCAAATCTAACTTGTACATCTGGTTCTACAATTCCTTCTGCACTTGCAGAGACTCTAACATAATGTAAAGTTTTTAATGTTCCTAAGTCTCCATAATCATAGTTAGGTGTTTCGTAACGTGCAAGTATGTTTGTTCCATCAAAACTATTTCCTGTATCATGTTTGTAAAGGTATCCATTTGTACTTCCATGATAATATTGTTCAACACCATTTTGGTCAAAGCCTGAACCTATTTCAGTAACTTCTAGACTTCTTGTTTCTGACCATTGAAACCCATCAGGTCTTAATGTTCCTATTATTCCTTTTTGTTGTGTTTGTTCTAAACTAGAATCAGTATAAAATAATCTATACTGAGACTTATCTCTTAAAACAACACTACTTATTATATAGCTATTTATGCTTTCTGTCAAGTTAGTTACTAAAGGTTGTATAGCTTTACTAACTGTACCTAACTCAACGTCACCAATTCTTGCTGTACCTGCAACTGTTCTTAAACCATCAGGTGCTAAAAATATTAAGTCACCACCAATCTCTTGAATACTATATCCACTTAAACAACCTACGTTTTCAGTAATAGGGTCAATACGAATACTACCACTATCATTTATATTAATAAGCTTGTGTATACTATTTTCTGCAAAGACTATTAAATCTTCACGGAAACCTTTGATGCCTTGTATTTGGTCTGATATTGTAACTGCACCTGCACCAGAACCTGTAAAGTTATCAGGGTCATTATAGACACTATAATAAACTGTATTTAAATTATCTTCAACTCCTGAAGCTATTAAGTGATGGTCATGTATAGTAATATACTTAACATGCTTTGTTCCTGTTACTGTAATTTCATTAGCAAAAAATGTTCTAGTATCTAAATCACCTGTGCCTTCCATACGAAAGCTGTATAACTTATTTGCACCATCAGCTATAATTACTTCACCATATTCGTATGTAGGTCCTTCAAATAAAACAAACTGGCATTGTCCTTGTCCAGTTCTTGTAAGTATACTACGTCCTGTAAATGCTGTATGGTCATCTCCACTTCCTGCAACTGAACTTCTATTTATTTGTAACCAACTTGTGCCTGTGTTACTAAAATAAATATTTGTACCTGCTGTTACAATAACTCCATCAGCATACGGAAATACACCTAATATTGTTGTTGCACTTCCTGTAGGCTGTACAGAACTTGTAGTTCCATATTTTTCAAAACCATTTATACGTCTGTATCCACCCTCTGTAGATACTTCAAAGTTTCTTAAATCTTTTGCAACTCCGGGAGTCTTAAGTAAATCTATAACATTAGATGAACTTACGAGTCCTCCATTAACTGCAACTGTATATGGTTGAGATGCGGGCATATTTAGAAGTACATCCTATCATCACCTACATATTTAGGAGCAGGATTAATTAAATTAGACTTCATTTGTTTCATGCTTTTTTTATAATCATCCATAGCAAAAGCTGCTTGTTGTGGGCTTTCTTTAAATTGCCACACATAATAACGAGCTTTAGCAGTTATTACATTAGAGTACTGGTCAGGTAATACTATTTCATCACTATAAGCTGATAAGGCTGTGGGTGCAGCGTATGCATAAAAATGCACATTATAAACTTTATCAGGTATAGGACTCAATCCAAACTTACGATGATCAGGACTACGAATAATATATTTAGGTTCTCCATATTGTTGCGTGTCTGCATCATCATCATTTTCAGAATCTCTTAAGTATCTAGTCCAATCGTCTAATGTAATAAATGTTAATCCTCTTGAGGTATACGGAGCAGTTTCACCACTTACTCCAATTGTTGTTAAATAAAAATCATCCCAATCTATAGAAGCATAGTCAGTTGTAATACTCGAACTACCAGACTTTAACAAGTACCATCTAGTTCCTGCTACACTTGGTACAGTTACATTACCATAGAAAGGGTCTGTTTCTCCACTAGCTGCAACTGCAAAGAAAGGAAGTTGTGGTTCTTCGTTTGCAATATCATTAATAGATTTATTAATAGAATTTTTAACAAAGCTTTGAATACCTTTCGCACTTGCAAAAGTTGCAGAAGTTAGTTCAATCTCGTTAAGTTCTCTAAGAACATCGTTAGTTAGTGTAAGAAATGTTGTTGCCATTATTTTTTATGTTTCTTTTGAACTGCAAAATTAGCAGTAAGGCTTGCACCTTTATGTTTAACAAACTTACCGGTGTGCTTCATTAATTTATAATCTTTACCATCTTTCATCCAATGGTATCCTTTTGGTGCTGTTACTTTCATTAGCAAGGTTTAGCTTTAGGCATTACTTCTCCACCCTTTTTGTACATTGTACGTCCACCCATACCTTTTTTAACACGTTTTGTTCCGTATCCACCATCCATTTTCTTCATTCGTTTTTCGTACATATTATATCTCCAAAATTAAAAAGTGTAAGGGGGAAGCGAACACATGATTCCTCCCCCGCTTACGAGTCGATACTAGTCTACTACATAGAAAGCACCTGCAAGAGCTTCAGGTCTAAGTACTTGCGCACCATAAACGTGAAGACCTCTTACTATATCACCAAATGAATCAGGGTCACGAATGACTTCTGTTGATGTTATAGCTTGGGCAGTTGCTGTAGATGAAATGTGACCTGCCATAACTTTGCCAGTAGCATTAGATGTTGCTGCGACATTGTTAGACTTGTACATATCAAATCCACGTAATTTACCACTTGATACTAAACCATTTCTCAATGATCCTTGACCTGCATTGAAGTCAACGGATAACATTTTAGAACCAGATTGTGACAACTCTTCGTAGAACGAAGGTGGTGCTAAGAACCATCTTCCTTCTTCAGGGATGTTCTGATCATCTAGTTTTCTGGCTAATCTAGCCATTAGGTCTAAAGCATCTACACCAGTTCCATCAGAACCTAATAGGTCAACAGAGTTCGTTGCGTGTGCAAGTGTTGCATCAGCAGTCGCGCTGTCAGAACCGATCAAGTGATCAGGTGATGAAGTAGATATTCCTGCAAACATTTCTGCGATTACACCTTCGTCAAACGCATCTTTTAATGCGTATGCAGCAGATGAACTAGCTACTTCTTTGAAGTTCACGTGAGACATTGAAGTTTCAATATCATCAACGATGAATTTAAAAGCGTTAGCTATATCAACAACTAGAGACAGTTCTTGGTCTGTCAAAGCTGTTTTAGTTACGTTTGCTCCCCTTTCATACTGATAAACAGTAATTTCAGGTTCTTTAATGATTCTTACAGTATCTCCATAAGCAGATATTTCTCCTGAGTAATCAGTATTAGTGATTGCTTCTGCTACCGAAGCTTTTCTGAAAAAGTTTAAAACCTTTTTAGAATAGACTTCAGGTAAAAAGAAGGAGTTAGTTTGTCCACTTACAGAATTACCAAAGTTACCATTAGTATCAGTCGATTGCTCAAATAGAGCGTCAGATTGATTATATGCCATAATTATTCTCCTTGAATATTATATATTTGGTTATTATCTAATTCTGCCTTCTTCTTGGGCTTTGTCGATTTCTTTTTCAAGTCTATCGTATTCGTCCATTGAGAGGGCAGCAATTTCTTGTTGTGTCCAAATCTTCGGCTGTTTCTCATCTACTGTTGTTGTCTTAGTAGACACCATATCAGCAGCAGAGGTTTGCCTAGATTTATCTCGGTTTGGTTGTACAGATGCGATTCCATTTTCCAATTTAAATAGATCGATGGCTTTACTTGCTAGAGATGCATTATTAGGATTATTATAAATCCAATCTTTTATCTGATCAGGTTGAGCTTCTGCCCAATCATGAAATTGATCACTATTTCGTAACTCTTCAAAGTCAGGATGTTTAGTCACTAAATCTTTTTCAGCTTCACGTTTAAGTATTTCTGTTTCACGACTTTGCATAAGGTCTAACCTTTCTTGAAGAGCAGCTACTTTACTTTCACCTTGTAGGTGTGCTACAGTTTCTACTACTTCATAAACATCAGGATACTCAGCTTTAAATTGTTCTAGTTCTTCAGCAGACTTAGGAGCAGTATACTCCGGTCTATTTGCTACAGCTTCTTGGAGCAATTCTTGTTCTCTGTTTTTAAATTCAGAGAGCCTAGTATCATAATGCTTTTTCAAGTCATCATATCTTTTTTTGTAATCTGGACGTTTGTAAGCTTGATCTTCTGTTTTAGTATCAGCTTCCGCTTCTACTTCTGTTTCTACAGACTCAGCTTGTGAACGTTCAAAAAACAATCCTTCTGCCGTATCTCCATGTTTAGGCATTACATTATCTGTGTGCCATGTTTTTTTCTGGTTATACGGATTGGGAGTTGGTTCTACAGTTTCTTCCTGTATTTGTTCAACTTCTGCCATTTCTTTTCTCCTTAAGGGCTTGTGCTATTTCCAAGGTAGCCTATTCTAAAAACGTCTTTTTTATTAGGGGCTTGTCTTACAAGGTAGCTAAAGGTTATAAATTTGATAGGGGTTACTGACGTAAGTAGCCTATCAGTTGTTAGCTTCTGACGTGTCTTTGATAAGGGTCAAGCATCATGTCTTCTTTTATCGCAGCCTTTATAGGGCTTTGTTGAGCTCTCGGCATTACTGCTCCGTTATCAACTGTGCTTTTAGTTACATTAATGTTTTGTTGTATTGGCTCTTTAGGAGCAGCCATTACTTCTTTCTCTTCTCTTATCATACCACCATCATAAGCCATTTGTCTTTCATCTGCAGCAGCTTCTGCATCTTTCATCATAGACATTAAATTGTCTGATCCGATTTCTTCAGTTGCTTTTGCAGTTATAACAAATTCTCCATCCGATAACCTTGCAGGTATCGAATCGGATTTTCCAGTTCCCGGACCTTCTATAGTTCCTGAACCTGAAAATTCGTGTGCTGTCTCGACAACTTGATCAAAGATTACGCTTAATCTATCATCTTTTTCGAGAGCATCTATTAAATAATTTCTATCTTCATTAGACAATGTTTCTTCAACAACATAGTCTACATAGTCTTCTTCCATCTCCTCATCAGGAAGCATTGTTTGTTCTTGTTCCATTCCCATCAACATATCCATTTGTTGATTCATTTCTCCACCTTCTGCTTTAGCTGATCTTAACATTTTAAAATCGTTAGCATCTATTGAGCCACTATTATTCTTGTCAAGTTTAGCCTGTCCTCCAACTAACATTGTAGCCCTGCCTGTCCTAGCCCCTAATGGATTAGCTGCTTCTTGTTCAGGTCTTTTAGCTAATACTTCTGCACGTCTTTCTTCAAATCTTCTATCACGTTCTTTTTTTAATTCAGTTTCTATTTCCGCTCCTGTATAAAGACTACTTGCATTTCTTTTTAATTCTGTTTTAAATTTATCAAGTTCTTTTTGTGGATAATCACTTTCTTCTCTATCTACTTGAGCAATAATAGATAGCATAAGTTTATCTTGATTAGCTTGTCTTTTTTCTTCTTGCGTCATTGCCATTATATATTTTCCTTTCTATTTAGAGCTTCGTCTACTCTACTCTCCAACTGCTCTAGGTGTACCAGAGAATTCAGCTTCCCCTGACTGCGGTATATTTCCAGTTCCGATGTTGCCACCGCCAGTACCTGTAACTCCAAGGTCTTGAGGTGGTTGAGGTACTCCAGTAAGACCGCCCATTCCTTCTTGTTCTTGACCATTGGGGCTAGCTTCCGCGCCTGATTCTTGTCCAACATTATTTTGCATTCCTATTATTTGTGCCATCATTGCAGCCTCTTCAGGATCGTTGAGTATTTCATCAGGATCAAGATCAAGACTGTAGGCAAGTTCACTAATTAATTTAGACATCTTAACAAACGGAGCAATAGCAGGATTCTGTGCAGTTTGTAAGAATGTGGTTAGTCTTTGTGACCTTACTTCTTTCTGCATTAAACTATTTGTTCCAGTTGCATTAACTTCTAAATCTCCTACGATTCCTAACTTATCTTCTAAGAATTGCATATTCCATTGGAAGTATGCTTCACCTAAAGGCTTAAGTAAAAAATCATCTAAGTTCTTAATAACAGTTTTAATATTAAGACTTGCTGCACCTAATAACATAGACATTCCTGATGCAGTTCTAGTCATACTCTGTACTCCTGTTTGACCATGTGAGTAACTTGGTATACCTGTCTGTTCATCAGCAAGCTGTCTAAACTTGTCAAACATCATCATATTTTCTGTTGATGTGTTTGGAAACTTTACTCCGTGTATCGCTTGTCCTGACATACCTGATTGTCTTCTAAATATTTTTCCGGGATACACTTCAAAACTTTGTCCACCTACTAAAGCAGACTCGTCAATATCAAAAACTAGTGAGCCAGATAATGCTAAGTTATCTATTGCCATTCTCGCATGACCATTCATAATCTGTTGTGAGTCATGCATATTTTCTGCTACACCAACACCAAAGAAACTATAAGGATTCTTTTCATATGGAAAAGCATGATAAGGTATTCTATAAGGTTGGAAAGGATTTAAAACTACTCTTAGTATTTTACCACCACTTGTCCATACATTTACTTGTACTTCATCAAGATCATCTACATTTTCATCTAAGTCTACACCTATGTCTCTTAGATAAGCTGCATCCATACAGCCCCAATATTCTAATACTTCGTGTTGTGGTAAAGAATACTCATCGTTTTCTTCATCTCTTATTTGATCTTCGTAACTACGCTTTTCGTAATCACCACCCATAAGTAAACATTCTCTAATAGCATCTTTATCAAAGTAAGGCATTTTACTTAATGCTCTAAATTGACTTCTGTTTAGTCTATGTCTATGAATTATATATTCACATTCTTCTATTGTTGTGGCTGATGGGTCTGGAAAAAAATCCCATAAGCTAACAAATTCAATTCTAGGTACTCTGACTTGTAAAGGGTTGTAAGTTCTATTTCCTTCTTCGTCTTCATCCCATTTATTTAATGTCTTATTAAAATTAAATGGTCCTTTAATAATTCCTGTGCCTAACATAGCTGCTTCAAACATAGAACTACGAAGTTCCGAAGAACCATTAGATTCATCTATTTGATCATGAATTAATTTTTCCATTCGTCTTGCAGCTTTTTGTGCAGGACTAACTTCTAAATCTGTAGGTAAAGGACTTGCTCCTACTGTATAATTACCTTCTTCTTTTGCTAACTCTTCTAAAAATCTTTCTTGAAACTTACCATCTGAAAAAGTAGCACCCGGTTTTAAAACCTTACCATCTCCATCATAACCTACATCATAAGGGCTTTCAACTTCTTGAGGAGTTGATTCAGGAGGAGTTGTTTCAATACTTGGCGAAGGATTTTGAGAATCTAAATGTGCTACAGAAACTTCACCTTCTGGCATTTTAGTTTCTGAAACTCCGATAGGAAACTTACCTGTACCAAAAATAACATCTATAAGTTGTCCAAATGCTGCAAGTACTTTAGTCTTTGTTACTTTAACAAATACTCTAGACTTTTCTGATTCTCTAAACTTAACACGTTTTCCATATAGCCCTCTAAAGTTTTGATATCCTGCTATCCATCTTTCTTCGTGTGGCTTTCGAGAATCTTCTGCCATTTGAAAACGACTCTTAACAAGACCTACTAAGTTTAACTTTTGATCTTCTTCTAAAGAAAGTTCTAAACCTTGCTCTCCTTCTACCTCTTCAACATAGATTGCATCAGCATCTAGTAAGCCTGTAGGTTGTAAAGGTTTATTATCTTCTTCCATACTTAGTATCCAAATGTTTCATCAACAGGTTTATAGACTGACTCTCTATGATATTGACGTAGATTATCCATTGGATTATTTATCCTTGGTCTACTCATAATCAAATACCGCAGAGCATCATAAGCATGATCTGCAGCATGAGTGTCTACATCTTCAGGGTTACGAGTATCTAATGGTATGCTTTGTAGTTCTTTAATTAAGCTAGGACATGTATTAAATATCTGTAGCTTTGGTCTACCACTTGGCTGTACTTTTAAATATTCGTGAATCTGAATCTTTCCTTGTATTCTATTTTTATCTGCTCGTCTAAGTTTGTGTCCTTGCTTAACGAGCGTTTCCCCTACAGTTGGTCCAGTTGTTCCTGTTCGTGACCAAGCAGATGTATCTAGTACACCTGAAACGGAAAAAGGGTCTTGCATTTCCATTTCTGTTATTATACGTCCTAAATCTTCACCTGTCAAGCCTTTTCTGTATAATTCTCTATATATTATTAACGTACCATCTGATCTATCTACTGCTCCCCAAACACAAGCACTCTCTGAAGCGTACCCATAGTCAATGCCTTTTATACGTTCCCATGTAATAGGAATCTGAAAAGGACTAACAATATGAACTTCAGGATCAAACTCTACAAAGGCTGCTCCCTCATTAACATCCCAATTACCTTCTAGTAATTGTTTACGTTGTACAGGAGGTAGAGACATAAGCATCTGCTCATAGACTCCATCATTTGCTAAGTAAGGATTATCTACTAACCTAGCAGGAATAAACTTACGTGTTAATCCATCTTCTCCTACTCTTGATTCATTTGGAGTTCCTGAATCTACATATCTTTTCTTTACCCAATTAGCTCCTATCCCTCCGGGGTTTGCTGTACAGCGTAGATAAGTTTTAATTTCAGGGTCGGTTGTTCTAAGTCTAGAGGCTAAATAGTTCCAACCAAATTCTGTTGGTAAGTGAGTTATCTCATCAAAGCCTATCCAACTATATGCTTGTCCTTGATATCTATATACGTCTGCATCTCTTTCTAAGAAACCAAATTCTACTTTAGCCCCACTCGGAAAGTTCCATACCTTTTCTACTTCTTTAAACTTACATCCGGGAAATGCTTGAGGATATAGTTCACGAGACTTATCTATCAGTTCTCGTAACTCTGGCATAGACCTTCTAAGTATTAAAGCTCTGTGTGCTTTTTTATGACAGTATCGTAACGGATCAATAAGCATCGCATAACTTTTACCGCCACCTGCAGCTCCACCATACAATACATCCTTTTCATCCGCAGCTAAGAACTCAGTCTGTGGTCCTTCATTTGGATGAAAGATAACATGACTGCCTTTATCTATTTCAATCTGTACTGCTTTAGGAAGAGAACTAAGTTTATCTTCGGTTACTACCTGCCCCGATTCTGTCGGCTTTGACGATTCATTTTCGAGTTTACCGAGGATATCAGTCGTTTGTCTAAGAGCTTTTCTCTTTGATTCAAGTTGCTTTTCAATCTTTTTAATTGCTTTTTGTTTAGCTGAGACTGAGCGTCTTGCTGCTTGTTTTGTTTTTTGTTCATTAGAATATCCATAGTTAGACTTACTACCTTGAGGTCTTCCCCCTTTCTTACGAGGAGTACCATCATTCTTTAGTATAAAGCCCCCGTTAGAATCTGTCAAGTAAAGATGTGGATTCTCTTCCCAATCTTTCAAGTCGTTGTTGTCGTTTTCCATACTTTTTATCTATGTGTTTCTTTAATCCTGCCGGTGTAATGCTACGATGAGTTTTAAATTCTATCCAGTCACATGCATCACGAAGGCTTATAGACTCCCCTGCGACTAAGTCTTCTGCTACTTCTAATGCTTCTATTTGATCAGGTACTGGTTTGAAGTAACCATCTACTTCGCTTGTTTCATAACCAAAAGGAACTGTTGATGTTTTTCTTTTTATATATCCTTCTTTCATAACTGATTGTGTTGTCTACGTGCTAATTTATTTTCCCAATCTTCTATTGCTTTAGATATACTATCTTCTGCAAGAACAGAACAATGTAACTTTATTGGTGGTAACTCTAATGCTTCTGCAATATCTTTATCTTTAATAAGCTTTGCTTCTTGTATTGTTTTACCCTTGAGCATATCAACAAACAAAGTTGATGATGCTATAGCACTACCACAACCATAGGTTTTAAACTTAACGTCTTCTATTAAGTCCCCATCTAGTTTAAGCTGTAGTCTCATGACATCACCACAAGCCGGTGCACCTGTCATCCCTGTAGCTACGTTAGGGTCTGTAGGATCAAACCTACCTACTGCATGTTTCTCAGGTTCGTTAAGTACACTATTAAACCTGTCAAGTACTTGTTGTGAATATGCCATTACTTATTAAATATCTTATCCCAGTTGTTATCAAATTCTTGTTTCGATACAGATAGGGGTCTTAACCTAGAACCTTTACCTACTCTGCCTTTATTCTTTTTACTAGACATCAATACTGGTTTCTCAGGTGTGCCTAGTTGTGCTCCTTTCCTTTCCATACTACCACTTAACCTTATCAGCCCAATAAGCTGCTGACATCTTTCCTTTAGCTATGTTCTTACCATGTCTAGCCTTGAAGCTTTTACGCTTTGCTTTCATCTTAGCAGACTCTCCTGCTTTAGGTTTCCCTGCAGTCTTTGCACCTTTCTGTCCAAACCTTATAGTCTTAATCTTTGATCCTTCTTTAGCCACAACTATGTGCGACTTCTTAGGATGGTTAGGAGTACGTTTAGGTTTATTGTAGCCTGATACTCCTGCTCGTTTTAAACGTGAGTCTTTAGCTTTCCCACCTTTCTTATACTCTTCTCTCATCGTTTCTTTCCTTTATGTAGTCCATGTTTAGCGTGTTGCTTACCTTTCTTTGTAGCTGCTCGTTTCTTTTTATTAGCTGCTGCTAGTTTCTTTTTACCGGCTGCAGTAGATTTAAGTTTCTTAATAGTCTTTGCAGGTGCATAAACCTCTCCAGTTTCTGAAGACTTCTTTCCACTAGCAGTTCTCCATTTCTGTTTAGTCCAACGCTTTAAAGACTTTTGTGATTTTTTAAGTGCCATTATGATTGTAAGTTATAGATAATTAATAGTATAAAGATTGCTCCTAGTACTGGAGGTAGTGTTGGTAAGAACACCATATACCATAGCGGTCTGCTTAGTAATTTTTTATTTGTATCCTCCACCTGCTGCCTTATATTGTTTTGCTAACATCTGTGCTTTTCTAGCACTCCATTGTCCTGCTTTACCACCTTTGCTTCCTGCTTTAATTTTATTAAACAATCTCTTACGCATTGTAGGCTTAGTATAGTTACCTGCTTTATTTACTGTGGATTTACTCTTCTTCTTCGGTGGCATACTCTACATCCTCTGCTTGTACTTCGATAGGTGCTTTCTCAGGAAGTATAAAGATACCTCCTCCAGTTGAATGAGTTACATCTAACTTATCACTCTTCGATACACCTACTCTATCTAATATAGTCTGGGCAGCAGTCAGCTTATTGCTGACCTGTGGTATAGGAGCATCACTATTCATGATATCAACTAACTTAAAAGCTGCAGCAGGGGCAGAACGAGCGAGTACGTCCGAGGCTAATTCAATCACTTCTTGTCTTAATGATTTTATAACTTGATGATAATTGCCTGAGTATCCTGCAAGCTCGGCTGCTTTTTTCGGATCACCTCCTGTCTGGATCAAATTGTCCAGAAAAGATTGTTGCTTTTCCGTTAGTGCTTTAGCTTTATTGTTTGTTGTTTGTGGTAAGTAACTCATGCAATCTATTATAGGTCTAGTATACGATGTTGTCAAGATATAAATAAATTAAAAAGGTCTTGACAAAATTGATATTTAACTGTACAATGATATAGTACCCTGCAAGGGGGTATATATAAAATATATAGTGAGGGCTTCTTAAACTAAACAGGGATACCGCCAAGGACCTGTCTAGTAAACATCCAATTCTTCTAGAAATGTATATGATTGCTATATATAGGGTGGGTATACCCCTGTGCATCCTGCCCTCCCTATGCACTAAACTAGGGCATCACAGAAGACTAGCAAGGATTATCCTAGTTGATCAAAAATTATACAGCCCTTTTTAGTTGCTCCCCGATCTAGAACTAAACAAGAACTAGAAATATTTATCATAGTTCTAGCTGTTCCCTCGTCTAGTAAATGAATAACCTCGTTTAGTTATATGTAGATATCCCTACAATAAACTAGCAAGGGACTAAACAAACTTTAATTAAATCAATCACGTGGGTGGTTATTCACTAGGTAGGGCAGCACGTACTTATTCAACATACTAAACGTGTCTATATGGGCTTCTATTTAGCTGCTATGGGTATTCTTTTAGTAGGTCTTTTCTAGTGGGTGAAAGCCGATATAAATTATTTTCAGTAGCCCTATTGTATTTCTGATTCTTTGCTGTAATATGGGCTGTATGTATATAGAACACGTTATAAAAAATCAAAAGGGCGCAAGCTATGTACATACTTTTATTAATCAATATAGGAAAATATAAAAATGAAATATGTAAAATCAATAAGTCTTGAATCTCAAAGAGAGGGCAAGTATCAGAAAGGGCAGACAGCTAAAGATAAATTTAATAATCTTCATGTCTTT